GCTCAGACATGATACGGCCACTCTCTCCCTGAAGGTGTAAACATAAGTTGGGAAAGGGGGAGCGAGAAAATCACAAAACTCGCTTCTCGCGCGTATGAATGCAACGCGAGTAACCCCATGTCATGCTTTGAAACCTACGAAACGCACTTCAAGCGCAACCTAGAGGTACTTTACAGCCTGTCCAATTGTAGAAAGTGTGTTAAAGATCTCCGCACGATGGTCGTACATATACTTTCCGACAGTGTGCATCATTGATCCCTTCTTCTCCTCATGGTTCCGAGCCTTCTCCAAGAACGAATGGTTCGACGCCGGCTGAATTGCAAGATTAGCTAGCATCGAGCCCTGGCGGTAGTGGGCCAAGAATTGAGACTGTACAATGCACTCATAACTGTTTGCACGAGTTTCGTCTCCGAAAGGTTCAAAGATAATGACAATGGGAGAGAAAGTAGGGTTGGCCAAGTAACACGTGAAATCATCCACTTCCTTATTAATGTCAAACGTGTAACGCTCTTGAACGGGACCAGTATCGTTCCTGTACGGAAGCGTTTTGTTTGCATAATAGCTAGTGAACCACGGCAACTGGCCAGCAACGGGGGTCACGTTGTTGTCTGCAAAGAGTAGGGAACGAGATTGGTCTGCGACGATGCAATTCTTCTGCATAGCTTGGACAAACTCTTTTCCGGTGTAGGTGACTGTCCGGCGATGATCGCGCACGCCTGTCATGATGTCTTGCAATTCCTCATTCGAAGTGTATTCGCGGTCGAGATGCATCCCAGTAGTTGCGCGAAGTACGCGGACGATACCGCCAACATTCAGCGCATTGGTAAAATTTCGAACGCGAACGCTGCAACGAGTAGGAATAGTTTCCATCAAGTCAGCATCCGAACCTTTCATCTGCGTAGAGTTAAACGTGTGACTCTGCATCTGATCTTGCGGATCGCAAGAAGACGCGCGGTACAACATCGCTTGAGTGTCAGAAGAATTCGGGCCAATAATCAACATCTGCGCACTACGGTCTGAACCACTACCCGCACCACCGCCTGGTCCGTCTGACGAACTCACCGAGTAGTCGGTACGGATCGACTCACCGGAGTCGAAATTGCACGTCGTCTTGGCAACGATCGGCGTAGCTGGACCAATAGACAAATGTGTCATAGCAGACCCGGAAAACGTCGTAAACGCATCATAATATCCGTGTCCCTCTGGGGCAACCATGTTGGAAGTCGCAGGATTCACGCGCCAAGCTGCTCGCTGGAGCTGCCCTCCTGCACTGGCGCGCGTGGTGTGCGAGTGAAGAACATTCGCAGGCACTCCAGACGTGCCGCGCGCTCTCTGGCGCTTCGGGCGGGAGTTATTACCGCCATTGCGAGCACCACCAGTTGCGCCACCGTTTTGGGCAGCAAACGCAGCCCGAAGTTTCTTCGCAGAAGCTGGGCTGCTAGCCTTAGCCACTTGAAGCGCATGTTGCTGCTTTGCGGTGAATTGCCCACCGTTGCGATTGGAAGACATGAAGACAAAATGATAATTAACAATTAGAAACCAGAAAGTCGTTTCGTCTAGACTTTCAGCCGCGGAGGACAGCTACGGCTGGCTAGACGAAAAGCGTGCAAGGACAAAATTATACTACAAACTCACCAGAATCAACATGCCAAGAAGCCTCCCACAAGTCAGGCGTGATGTGCTGCCAAAGCGCTTCATAGTATGGAAGTTCTGGAGCGTGGCGCAAGGCAATACGTATCCCGGCCAACTGCTCTGGAACCCGCTTTGAACGACACATATACAGAAATTTGGACGCGCATTTAACATGGCCACGGAGGTTAGCTCGGACGCGGCCTAGGCTGTCAAGATCAAAATCGTGTGAGCAAAAGTTAATATGCTTCACGTCCACTAATTCGCCTGTAAACTTGGGGTCAGGTCGCAAACCCCAATCTTCCAGTCGCTGCACAAATTCAGACCACGGTTCAACATGCTCTTCTTCGACGGAATCGTCGCCCATCGCGACTACGAAGAAATCGCGAAGAACGGGCAACGGGTCCCCTCCCCTCTCCACCGTGGCAGCTGCCTCAGCGTTGAGGGTTATAAGACCTCGATCTCGGGAATTCGTGGACGACGTGTTGAGCCATCCTGATTTCATAATTCCGCGTACGCATTGTTCATAATAGGTTCCATCGTCGAGGACGAACACGGAGAACCCAATAGTTAACGCGCGCTTACGGAAAGTACCGAGATCTTTGCCGCCGCACCGGTTTGACCTCACATCCGCGTCTGTATCGAGCATATCTTGCTTTAGACCCCAATCCCAACCGGAAAAGTCAAGAAGCAAGAAGTCTTTCCCGGCGTGCGGGAATAGAACTCGATAGAAGAAAGAATCCGCCGACGGATCGTCGGAGAACCCTACTCCAGGCATGGACGGAGTTTCGTGCCACTTTCGGATCTCTGCTTTGTTTTGCAACGTATATAAGATGCGATCGACCAACTCGTCGATCAAAGAGCAGGAGGATATAATCCTCCATCGTTTCTTTGACAACTCGTTGCCATCAGCATCATACCGCTTCCCGTACTTGTGAGGTTCACGTTTCAGGAATACGCGGATCGCGTCGACAAAACCACTGCGAATGAGTTCCGAAGGTGACAAACTCTTGAGGTGTTCGAGGGGCGTGGTTAAGAGCAGAAGCAAGCGCTGAAAGACAAGAATTTTGCAAGTGTTGCTATTTGTCTTTAGCGCTGCTCCTTTTGTCGCACCAAGTGGTATGGAGCAACCGGTCGATGAAGTTCTCGTGACAGCATCCACGGCACGGTCGTACAAGTGGTCAAAGTGGGTGATCCAGTCTTTGAAAACATCTTGCGTTGATGGCCACCGTTCTGCTACCACATTCAACCAGTCTTCTGAGAATTTGAAAGGTTTGTCTTGTATTCTGAATAAAGACGCATGGTACAAAAGCGAATCTTCTTGCACGCGCGCAGCTGGTCGAGGATCACTCGAGGGCATCTCAAAAGAGCGTACCCCGTTGTGCAACAGCTGCGGCGGCTCAACGTCAAAAGGAACGCCAATCGCAGTCCGATAAACTGGATCACGACGGAGACGTTCGAAGAAGTTCACACCTTCATCATAATCTGCGTAATTCGGTTCTTCTCGAGGAGTTCGAAAATGATAGTTGGACGTACCAGCCCGAAATATTGGCATCTGTTGACCTGGATAAGTCGGGTTGCTATCCCCGTTCATCGCTTGCTGCTTAAGAACATCATACGACGAATCTGGGGTAAACTCCGCGCAGGCAATATAATCTGCCAATTCGGGAAAGTCATCGATAGTCCACAAACTCTTGTCAACGACATCACTCATTGAGAAACCGAATCCCACTCCGTTTCGTTCGCCTGAGTCGGATGGCGCATCGAAAACACGAGCCCCGGAGGCTTGAGTGTTTTCGGCTGCGATTTTCCGGCCTTGTTGGGGCGAGAACGTGTCTTCTTCTTCTTGGTTGGGCCGCTTGCGCTCACACCCGGCGCTGTGGGTGCCGCCAAATGAAAATCCTCCGGCTCGGCATCGTCGTTCACAGCGCAAGCACGAAGCGCGGACTCAACTTGGAAAACGTCTTTCCGAATTGATCGAGGTCCAATCTCAAGCTTCGGCCGTTGCGTGCGCATCGGATCAAAACCAGAAAACGCATCGTCGCAGACGTGAG